ACACTGTTTCCCTACAGGTAGCTGTTCCTATCTCAACAGGAGCTGCTGCCCCTGGCTGTGCTCCGGGTTGTGTTCCAATATCTTTCAATTTGTCTGCTTGTACCAGACCGCCAGCAGCATCTAAAGCTCCTTTGCCGTCCGATGATTTCTTTGTACCGTCATCTTTTGCCATCTCGATTATTTTTAAATTAGACTAATTCTAAAATACTCCCCAAAAAATATACGGGAATAATTTATACACGTTTAAGTAACAAATATAATATTATTTTTAATAACCACAAAAAAAATATTTTATTTCGCAGGCGTTTTTTGAGTTGCTTTCATACCCGAGGTTATTATTTTTGTAGCTCTATCCAGACCTTTCTGGTCATCTTCTCGGGCTTCTTGTCTCAATTGTTCGCCGTATACTACTTCACCCATTTGTTGTTGAGCATTATCTTGAAGAGCTGTACTTTGCTCTTGTGCAGCAGCTTGCTTACGCTTCATTTCAGCAAGTTTCCTCTGGAAAGCTCTCATTTCAGCAATAGACTCTGCATCCGTAGCACGACCTATCAACATACCTGCAGTCTCATGATCTACCAAACCATACTGTAACCAAACTAAAGTTCTTTGATCCACGTACATTCTTTCGGTTTTTTGATCTACAGTTCTTACTAGGGATACCCGGAAATTTTCAGGGCGCATATCTTTGGACAGTTTTAATACCTCTGCCGCCTCTATACCAACAGCATCTACTAATTCCACATCCAAATCTATATAATAACGTTTCCCAGAAGTAGCTACACTTTGATAGCAGCCATGGTAAATATCAGCAATAGCACTGTAAAAAGGCTCCTGAAGGATCGAACCCCGTTGGATCATTAACTGCATAACTCCAACTAACTGGTCAGGATTATCAGTCTGCCCTTTCAGGCCCTCATTCACGCCGGTAACTGATTCCATACCCAATCGAAAATTATCAACCAAATCAGCAAATACCTTAGTACTTTCCTTTATACTGGCATCATATTTACCCACAGCATTACTTACACCCCGGGCTTTACCATGAACACCAATAGGCTCACCGCGCTTCATTTTAGCTTGAATTTCATCCTCATCCTGATCTCCCAAAAGATCCTTATCATAGACAGGACCGCTACCACCAGCATTATTAATTTGATTCTCCATTACAGATAAAAATCTGTTCATAATTCTCTGGGGATTAATGGCCACATCTACCGGAGCCATAACTTGACCATCGATATACACCCATGTACCACACTTATAAGGTGGGAGCATATTTGTTGGAATATACAAATCAGGTTCCTGGTAAGGAATAATTCCCCATTCGAATACAATATCTTTAACTCCAGCCCCCAATTTACCAGCAGCAGTAGTTGCTTCATAAGGCATAAACTTACAATATCTCCATAAGTCTACCTGCATATCCCGGGTAGCTCTATTATTAAGAACTTTTTTCTGGTATCCTGTTAATTGGGCCACAGGAATAACATCTTCCCTTATATACTTAGGCACTTCTTGATCAATAGGTATAAAATTAATCCGCTCAAGAAGCCGCTGTCCAAACTCATCTGTAACATAACCAAAAGTATCTACCAAAGTATCTCTCCAAGTACTGGTATAGACCGGCACCCTAAATGCCACATCATAAGGCTGGCCAGTTACCTGCCGGCCCCCAATATGAGAAACATAATTTTCAATAGCTTGTTTTTCTGGATAACTTAAATTCTGATACTGCTCATAAACATGGGTTGCAACAGAAAAATCAAATTCGAAAAAATACTCTGAATCGGATAAATCCTGCTCCTTAGCTCCACGATCCCAGCCAAACTGATCCGGGCGTACCCGGCGAAACATCCACTCCCCATTGTAAGGATATGGGCACATAATACCAATTCCGGCCAAGGCCACATCCATGGCCAACTGCGATTTATATTTATCCAATCGATTAACACTTGCAACATATCTTAATAGCCGGTTCATTGAAATGACAAACTTATCAACATAATGATTTTCAAACCTGGATGTAGTTTCCTCTTCAGTTTTTCCTATCGGATACCCACTTTTTTTCATGTATTCTCCAAATTCGGGAACCATAGCAGAAACATTCTGATAAGTAAGCAATCGCCCTAATTGCTGATCTCTTCGGCTCTTAGCCATAGGAGATAATGCCTGGGCTTTAACCTCAAACGTCATTCTCTCGGCATTTCCACGATACTGCTCAACCATAGGCTGAATATAATTCCGGGTTACTTTAATCCGATTCCGGTCCTGGCCGCTCTCATCTTTAAAAAAGGCATCTAAATCCTCCCTAACGATCCATTGTTTGTTCGTATAGAAATTTTTATTTGTTTTGTACGACTCAATATGCTGCCTATGACCCCGGGTAGCACCCTGGCCAATTACCCACCGAGCATATTTGACATGATAATCCGGACCTTTAGCATTCTCCGCAGTAGAGATCCTATCCGGTTTATTTTGTTGTGTTGATATTAAATAAAGCATGGTTATATATTTTTATTGTTCTTTCGATCTGAAATAATCCCGTACAGGAATATTAATTAAAGCTTCTTCTTCATCATCACTTCTTGTAGATACACCAAATCCCTCCTCCATTTTCAAAACTAACATCGGAAGTTCCTTAGTAATATTAATAGTCATGGTAATGTATTTAGTTTTCTCAGCATCGTCATCCTCCGGTGTAATAGTACCTAGATTAGTGACAATAGTTTCATAATTTTTAAAAATGCTTGATAGCATTATCTTAGCCCGTATCCGAACATCGTCTCGCAAGCGGCTCATTCGATCAATGGCCATGGCCAGATCATCTGAAAACCTAAGTTGAAGAATATTTTCTCTAAGCGCTTTAGAAGGTTTATACTTTGATTTCTCCAAAGCTAACTTAACACGCTCAAAATCATTAGTAACACGAATAAGGTCCGAAGTGGGATTAGCATACCACCATACAAAAATGAGTGCTGAAACAGATAAAATATCAAACTCCTTAATCCGCTTTAATTCTGGGTACCTTCCTCGGTATTCTTCCGGTTTCATTCCTACCGGGTCAAATAATTTAGTTGTATCAGGCATTACTTAAATTTTTTATTTTACGCACTTTAACTGGTAATCTAGCTAAATTAAAATTACTATCACGAACAAGTTTGTAACGAACATTATACCCAGCTGCTTGAGCATCCAGCTTAAGAGTTTTCATATGAGAACAGGAAAGACGACAGATATAAGCATAGGTTAACGCGAATAAAACATCATCAAAATGCATCAACTTATTCTGAGGCCCCCACGATTCTTTACCAGTCGTTGGCTTAATTTCGTATACAAAGGTACTTAATTGATCGAATATAACCGAAATAAAAAAGCGTTTATGATAAGTTCTGATTACTTCCGTCATATATTCAATGATCGCATCGTTCCTTAACCCCTTATTATCAATACCTATATCCCGCGCGCCCCCGGTTACTTTAGGCGGCAATTGAGCATTAAAAATAAGAGAATTCAAAAAACCTTTACCTTCTTTATAATCAATGTAGTTAGTTCCATTATTCGCCTCTACCAATTCCTTCACACCAACTTTTTTCCCATGATTAGTATCATAATACAGTCCAAGCAGAAGTGTTTGAAGAAAAGCTTTTTTATGATCATGCTGTTTTCTATAATTAAGAACAGCCGCAACTGTTTTTAATTCATCATCCCATATTACACTACCCTGTTTTGAATGTCCCGTTTCAGTGGATACAGGGTCTGTTCCCTGCCAATATCTATTAATATAACCACCCTCCGGACGGATAAATAGTATCACAGAAGCTTTACTTATAAGATCATCATCATCCAACGCATAAAATTGTGCATCGATCACCCTAAATGGAGTATCACTTTCCGGGGGCATAGGATCATCAAAATCATAAACAGGCTCAAAATAGCCGTATACAGGCTGAGCTTTAGCCGACAGACCCCGGCAACGATCCATACCACCTTCAATTACCTCCCTCGATACCAATGTGTTAGCACTGGTAAGGAACATATCTTTATAGGTAGTAGGATAATGTTGATGAAACTGAATCTTGGAAGTTTCTAAATCTATTTCCTTTTCAACAGCCCTGGCACCATAGTACCACATTTTTTCTTGTTCGTACTCCGCCTTATTTAACCTGGTATGCCAACTAAAAAATAGAGGTACAAATCCACTCTGATATTGCTTAGCCTCCCATAAACCCAAAATACGATACCATTCTTTCTCGTAAGCTCCTTTACCTTTTTCCATCTCCCCGCCGGTACCCCACATCCAAACCTGACGTTTCAGTTTAAATTCTCCGGTTTCCGGATCATTCCAGAACATTGTAGGACGAGCCTCGTTCAGCATAGCTCCGAGAATAGCTATGTTTCCAACTTCATCGATAAGGGCCAGCTGAGGAGAACCACCATTGATCGCTGTCTTTTTCGGTGCAACGACATCTATTCGGCTATTAGGATAACCTTTTTGTCCTTTTGCCGGTTTATCAGACAACCAGAATCTAGTACCACTATCACTTTTAACCGGGGATTGAGCCCAACGGGGAAGAGCCCCGAAAGGGTACTTGATCTTATCATTGAATATCTCCTCAGTGGTATCCTTATCTTCAGCTACAAACTTAATGTAATAGTTATTTTGAACAA